AAACAATATAACGAAAGGAAATATATAGTATGTATGGAATGAAAAAACCAATGATGAAAGCCAAGCCAATGAAAGCTGGTAAAAAAAGAAGCAACTAAAAAAGCTATGCCTAAGAAAGCTAAAAAGAAATAATGGCTAAAGGGGTAAAACATTTTTTGAAAAATGGTACTGCTCATAATGGATCAATGCATAAAATGCCTAATGGTTCTATGCATAGTGGTAAAACACATAGTGCAAGTAGTAAACCAGTAGTACATTTTAAAGATCTTAGTGCTACTGCTAAGAAGAAAGCTAAGTCATAATGCCAAGTAAAGGATTGTACGCAAATATTAATGCTAGAAAAAAGGCTGGTACTTCTCGTCCTAAAAAAGAATCAACTGTTTCTAATAAAGCTTTTAAAAATATGAAAGCTGGGTTTCCTAAAAAGAACCTAAGTAATGGTTGCAAAGAAGTATCAAAATCCTAGTGGTGGTTTAAATGCTGCTGGTAGGGCGTACTTCAAACAACAAAGATGGGCTCTAATCTTAAAGCACCAGCACCTAGTCCTAAGACAGATAAGGCTAAAGGCAGAAAGAAAAGCTTCTGTGCTAGAATGGGTGGAGTAAAAGGACCAATGAAGAAGCCTAATGGCAAACCTACAAGGAAAGCTTTGGCTCTTAGAAAGTGGAAGTGTTAATGAGTGAAATAATTAGACCACCTGACTTTGATCCTATTGATGCTCAAGTAGATCTTGAAGTAAGAAAACAATTTCCTCTATCTTATATAGATAGACAAAGACTTCGAAAGATAGTTAAGAATGTACACTTAAAACATCTACCTCAATCACACCTAACAGATAAAGAAGCTGATAAAATGATAGAAGCTTTAGGTCCAGCAACAAGAGAAAAGCTTATCGTAATGTATATTGAAAATGTTAAGTAATGGATTTCAATTATAAACCAGATGGACAAACACTTAAAAGCTTTCTTAAATCAGATAACTTCTTCAGAGGACTTAGAGGTCCAGTTGGATCTGGCAAATCAGTTGCTTGTTGTATTGAGTTATTTAGAAGAGCATTACAACAACAAAAAGGCGCTGATGGACGAAGAAAGTCTCGCTGGGCTGTTATTAGAAACACGAACCCTCAATTAAAAACTACTACTATTAAAACATGGCTGGATTGGTTTCCAGAAAATCAGTTCGGACCATTCAGATGGTCAGTTCCTTATACTCATCAAATGACTATAGGTGATGTAGATCTAGAAGTTATATTCCTAGCTCTTGATAGACCTGAAGATGTTAAGAAGCTACTATCATTAGAGCTTACTGGTGTCTGGGTTAATGAAGCTAGAGAATTACCTAAGTCAATTATAGATGCTTGTACTATGAGAGTAGGTAGATACCCTTCTATGCGTGATGGTGGTGCTTCATGGTATGGAGTTATCGCAGATACTAATGCTCCTGAAGAAGATCATTGGTGGGCAGTCATGGCTGGTGATGTACCAGTACCAGATCACATATCAAGAGAAGAAGCAATCATGTTAGTCAAGCCTGACAACTGGAGTTTCCACACACAACCTCCAGCATTACTAGAAAAGAAAGATAATAAAGGAGAATTAGTAGGATATGATAGGAATCCCCTATGTGAAAATAAGAAAAATATTACAGATCTTTACTATACTAATATAGTTAAAGGTAAAACTAAAGGGTGGATTGATGTTTATGTTATGAATAAACTTGGTTCATTAGAAGAAGGTAAGCCAGTTTATCCAAGCTGGTCAGAGAAAATGCATCTTAGTGAAAAGCTTATTACTCCATTTCCTACACAAGTATTTATTGGAATTGACTTTGGATTAACACCAGCAGCAGTCTTTGCACAGAAATTAACTAGTGGTAGATGGGTTATTCTACAAGAGTTAGTCTGTTTTGATATGGGTGTTGTTAGGTTTACTGAATTACTTAAACATGAAATAGCTAAAACATACAAAGGTCTACCTATAGATATCTATGGTGATCCAGCTGGAGACTTTAGAGTGCAGACAGATGAAGCTACTCCCTTCCAAATTATGAGAGCGCAAGGAGTTAAGGCTAGACCAGCTCCAAGTAATGATGTTTCTCTACGTATAGAAGCTGTAGAGACAGCTCTTGGTAGATTGGTAGAGGGAAAGGCTGGTTTTATTTTAAATTCTAACTGTGTGAATCTTAAAAAAGGTTTTAATGGAGGATACCACTACAGAAGAATACAAACATCTGGTGATCGTTATGATGAAAAGCCTAATAAGAATAAATATTCTCATGTGCATGATGCTTTACAGTATTTATTAATGGGTGCTGGAGAAGGAAAACAATTAACTATAGGCACAGCTACAAATTCTACTGTTGCTAAAACTAGAACTTGGAATATATTTGATAATAAGAAAAAGAAAAATCCATATGGCAAAACAAAATGAGTTTCTAGTTTACTTCGTTCATAATGAAGATGGACATTGGCAAACAAAGTATTTCAAAGATGGCTTTAAACATTGTGGGGTTATCAGTTATGATACAGATACCAAGCATTGGATCATTATAGAATATATCTTTGGGCAGATATTAGTGGAAACTATATCAGATAAGGAAGCAGATGCCTTCTTTAGATTAGTAAGAATAAGAAATGGAGTAGTCCTTAAAGGGAGAAAATACTTCAGAAAGAACTGGGTTTCCTAGCTTTATGGGTTCATGGATTAAAGAACATAGCTGTGTTAGTTATGTACAAAGACTAATAGGATTAAATAAATGGTGGATCTTTTCACCCTATCAGTTATATTGTGCGTTGAAAAAACGTGGGTATAGTGAAATAGATTTATAACAGCATTAATTATGGGTAGTATATTTGGATCGACATCTTACAAAGAAACTGAAGCTGATAGAGCTTTACGAGAAGATATTGAACGAAAGCGTAAAGAAGAAGCAGATGAAGTTGCAAAACAAGAAGCTAACAGAGTCAAACAAAAAAAAAGATATGCAAAGGGATTAACTGGTCAAAGATCATTGTTTAGTAAATCAGGTCAAAAAGGATTTTTTCAAAATGGTAAAGAGATATAATGGGAGGTAATAATCCTACTAGAGATAAAAGTAGTCAAACTAATGTTCCTCCATCAATGAGGAATGAAACTACTCAACAAAAATTAGCTAGACAAAACAATGCTATTCAAAAATTAGGTAGTGGTGCAGATGCATATGCAAGAAATAAATTAGGAATAAAAACCACTATGGGTGGATTCCAAGATAGAAATGCTGTTGGATATAGCTCATCAAATAAAAATCAAATGTATGGTGCTGATTACAATGAAGCAAGAGGAGAATACTTATCATCAAAAGGTCAAGCTAAAGCAAGACAAGTAACTGATGCTATGGGCAGAACAAGAACTGTTTACGATCCAGTAAATTCTGATGGTGCTTATACGAATGTAAGTAGAGGTGCTGCACAAAATGCTAGAGATAGGGGAACTCCTTTATCTGAAGAAATGTATGATTCACAACAGCAAGTTAAAAAAGGTTTAATGGCACTAGGTGGAATAATGTCAGGTATGCCACTTGCGTTTACTGCATTATACTATGCATCAAAAAAACCATATGCTGAAGCAGCAAATAATTTTTATAATAAATCTAGAACAACATCTACACAAACTAATACTAGAGATAATAGAGATATAAAAACTATTGCTTCAAGTGACGGACAACAATCAAGTTATTCTCAAACTACAGCTAAAACTAGATATAATTCAAGACGAGCTAGAACTGGTGCAACAAAAGCTAGTCAACAAGGTAGAGCATTATATGCTTCTAGTAATAAACTTATAAAAGGAGATATGTAATAATGTACATACCAACACCTAGTTCAGACAATGCTTCTTATGGAGGAACAGATAATAGAGTAGCTTCATTTCTTAAAAAATATAAAGATTCAGAATATATCTTTGACAACTGGAAAGATAAATATGAAGAAGCTTATGAATACACAATGCCACAAAGAGAATCGTTCTATGATGAAACGATTGCAGAAAGAAGAACAGATAAGATATTTGATGAAACAGCTGTAGTAGGTATACAAGAATTTGCATCAAGACTACAAGCTGGAATAGTTCCGACCTATGGTCGTTGGGCAAACTTTGAAGCTGGTTCTGAAATACCAACAGAAGCAATTCCTGAAGTTAATGAACAACTAGATGCTATTACTCAATATGTATTTGAGATACTAGGTGGATCTAATTTTAATCAAGAAGTACATGAATCATTTATGGACTTAGCTATTGGTACTGCTGTGTTGTTAGTAGAAGAAGGAGATAGTTTAAACCCAATTAATTTCCAAGCTATTCCTCTACCAAGAGTAATGCTTAACAATGGACCAAGTAATAAAGTTGATACAATCTTTAGAAAAAGATCAATGAATTATAATAGGATTTCTATTGCTTATCCTAAAGCTACTATGTCATCTGATATGTTAAAGAAAATTGCAAAAGATGGAGATGCTAAAACTAAAATAGTTGAAGGTGTGTTTAGACTATATGATAAACCAAACGAAGAAAGATATAAGTATTGTGTAGTATGTATGGATATGCAAGAAATGATTTTTGAACTGAACTAGAAGGAGTTGGTTCTAATCCATATATAGTTTACAGATGGAACAAAGCATCAGGTGAAGTGTATGGTCGTGGACCAGTATTCAATGCAATGGCTGCCATTAAAACTACAAACTTAACAGTAGAACTTATTTTACAAAATGCTCAAATGGCTATTAGTGGTATCTATACATTTGAAGATGATGGTGTTATTAATCCTGAAAATATATCTTTAGTTCCGGGTGCTTTAATTCCTGTAGCACCTAACAGTAGAGGACTACAAGCACTTCCAGCTGCTGGAAGATTTGATGTAGCTCAATTAATTTTAACTGATATGAGAGCTAATATTAAGAAAGCTTTATTTATGGAATCATTAGGTAGACCTGAAGGTACACCTATGTCAGCTACTGAAGTAGCAGAAAGAATGTCAGACCTATCAAGACAAATTGGTTCTTCGTTTGGTAGATTACAATCTGAATTTGTTACTCCTTTATTAAGAAGGGTTATTAGAATTTTAACTAAACAAGGTAGGATTAATATACCTAAAGTTAATGATAGAGAAGTTAAAGTTGTTTCTACTTCACCATTATCTCAAGCACAACATCAACAAGATATAGCTGATGTTATGAGATTCTCTGAAATACTTGGTGGTACATTTGGACCAGAAGTATTGAATATGGTTGTTAAGCAAGATGAAGTAGCTAGATATCTAGTAGATAAAATGAATCTACCAGAAAAACTAGTAAGAAGTCCTGAAGAACAACAAGAAATGGTTTCACAGTTGCAATCTGCACAACAACAAGCTAATATGCCACAAGATGAGTTGGCAGGACCTCCAGAACAAGAAATCCCTCAAGGGTGAAGTTAATGAAGTAGATCAAGTATTTGCTTCAGTATTTAATCAAATAGACGGAAAGAAAGTTATTGAGTATTTAGAATCTATAACTATAAATAGTGTATGTTCTCCACAAGCTACAGATTCAACCCTATGGCATTTAGAAGGACAGAGATATTTATTACACATTATAAAAAATAAAATAAAGAAGGGTACTAACAAATGAGTGAAGATCAATTAAACGAAACTACAGAAACTACAGAAGAAGAAAATAATATGCCAGAGTATATTCCAGAAAAATTTTGGAATAAAGATTTAAATGAAGTTAATGTAGAAGAAATGGGTGCATCTTATAAAGCACTAGAAAAAAGATTAGGTCAAAGAACAGAAGAATTAGCTGGTACTATTAGAGAAGAAGTATTAGCAGATATTAAAGGTACTGCTCCTGAATCTTATGAAATACAATTACCTGAATTACCTGAAGGTGTTAATATAGATGTTGATCCTGAACAACCTTTACTACAATGGTGGGAACAAACAGCTAGATCAAAAGGATTGTCTAATGAAGATTTCAATAAAGGTATTGAAGCTTTTGTTAATAATGAAGTAGCGGCATTACCTGATAGAGAATCTCAAATGAATTTGTTAGGTGAAAATGCTAATACAAGAATTGAAGCTGCTGATTTATGGGCTAAGAAAAATTTAAGTGAATCAAGTTATGATGCTTTATCTAATGTAGCTACTACTGCTGATGGTATTAAAGCTATAGAAGAACTTATGGCACTCAATAAAGATGCACCTATTCCTAGTACAGAAACAAAGATAGATGTATCTCCTTCTAAATTAGATCTAAGATCAATGATGAATGACGAAAGGTATTGGAAAGATGGAGCAAAAGATCAAGCATATATTAAAAAAGTTACAGACTTATACCAAAAATACAGTAGTTAAAAAAAGAAAGTTAAAAAAAGTAAGAGTTCATTGGAGAGATGCTATTAGCCATGCAATATGGCTAGATCCTGATGAAGCTATAAAGTTTGTACCAGCAATTAATGTAACTGAAGGTTATTTACTGTGCAAAAATAAAAATTCTTGTATCGTCTTTATGTCCTATAAT